GCGAGTGGCCGCGGGGCCGCTACCGACACGCCGATGGTCTGGGCAGACTGTAACCCCGGCCCGGAAGACCATTGGATTATCCGCCGAAGGGACGCGGGCATGCTGACCCTGCTGGAAAGCCGGCACGAAGACAACCCCGAGCTATTCGACGACGACGGGCAGATCACGGAGGCGGGCCGGCTGCGCATCGGCGCGCTGGACCGGCTGACCGGCGTGCTCTATCTGCGCGGGCGCCTGGGCCACTGGGTCGGCGCTGAGGGGGCCTACTATACCCAGCTCGACGAGAACCTGCACCTCGTTGACTATGACCGCGCACCCCCTGGCAGGCGGTGCTGGGGCGCGCTCGACTATGGTTTTGCGCATCTGCTCTCGTTTGGCGTGTTCGTAGATGATCCGTGGGGTAATGTTATTGTGCTGGGCCGGCATGCTGCGCACCATTGGTACATCAGCCAGCACGTCACGGCGATGGATGAGTTGCTGGCCGCGCTGGGTGTCTCCAAGGCCGGCCTCAAGATCGTCGCGGGCCTGGACTGCTGGAACAGCGGCAAGGACGACCCCGAGACGATCGCCGATAAGTTCGCCAAGGAGGGCTACTTCTTGGAGCGGGCGAACGCCGGACCGGGCAGCCGGATCAACAGCGCTCGGGCGGTGGGTGAGCGGCTCGGCAATGTTGCGGCAGGCGTCGCGCCGTCGCTGTTCTTCAATCGGCGCCACGGCGGCAAGGCGGTGTTCGACGCGCTCACTCGCATGGTGCATGACCCGCACAACGATGAGGACGTACGCAAGGTCAATGCCGATGCTGAGGGGCGCGGCGGCGATGATGACTTTGATATGCTGCGCTACGGGGTGATGGAGGCGGGCGTGCCCACTCCCGAGGCCGCGGCGGTCGGCGGCAAGCGCCCGCTTGTCGCGAGCTATCGGCCAAGGTAAGACGATGAACGACGACCGTACACAACATCTTGACGAGTGTGCTATACTGAAGCCAGCACCTGCGGGGATGTTCGTAGAGGTGCGTGGCCCGCGGAGTCTGCGTCTTCGCTGCTGGTATAATCCGGCGACGAACGAGCTTCGCTTTCAGGACCGAAAGGACCGCGAGCCCGAGATCATCAGCCTGAGCAGTTACGCGCGCGGCTTGCGCTAGCGCTTCTCGGATTAAAGATCAGTGCGCCTTGTGCGCCAGGATTGGCCTGACCCGGCCAGCCTGGCGCCTTTTTGTGTCTATGACCGATATCACCACAACCGACGATCGCGCCCGTCCTGCCACCCTCACCCAGGATTATGTGGTGGGCGGCGGCTACTGGTGGTATCGCGGCGTGGCCGCGCGGGGTCTCGCCCTTCCCTGGGCCTTCGACGACGTAACGCAGGACTTCGGCGCGGACCTCTATGAGCGGATGGGCAACGACGCGCAGATCGCCGCCTGTGATGTGCTGCTACGCGCAGCCATCCTTGAGGACGGCGCAACACTCTCGCCCGCGGTGGATGAGGAAGGCGCGGACGGGTATGAGCAAGCGGCCGAGCTGGTTGACTTCTGCGAGCAGAACCTGGACGAACTGGATACCCCGCTCGACGATACGCTGTGGGATATGCTGGCCTGTCTCGGTCAGGGCAACCGCGTAGCCGAGATCGTGTATCACGCCTTTGACACCTCACCGCTGCCGGGCCGGGCCATGCTGCGCAGCCTTACGGTCAAGCCGCGCGAGCGCACCGCCTTCGTGGTCGATCCCTATATGCGCCTCTACGGCCTGCTGGCCCAGGAGCTGGAAGGCCCGCGCTATGTACTGCCGGGGGTGCTGATCGATCCCGAGAACACGCCAAACCTGCTGCCGCGCGAGAAGTTTGCCATCCTGACGTTTCGCCCCGTCAACGACGACCCGCGCGGCAGCAGCGCCTGGCGCCCGGCCTATAACCCGTGGTGGCTGAAGATGCAGACGTGGCAAGAGTACCTGAAATATCTTGCCCAGTTCGCATCCCCGTCCATCGTCGGCACCACGGCGCCCGGTGCGCAGCCCGTGACTGATCCGACGACGGGTACGCAAATCACGGCGGTTGCAGCGCTCTTGGAGCAATTGCTCGCCTTCAAGAACGGCACGGCGCTGGCGCTGCCGAACGGTGCAACCGCGCAGCTCCTGTTCTCGACAGGTGAGGGCAAGGCGTTCCTGAGCGCGATCGAGCTGTACAACCGCGAGATGCGCATGGCGATTACCACGCAGACGCTGGCCACGGGCGAGGGCGAGCACGCCAGCCGTGCGCAGGCTGGCGTGCATCAGGACGCGCTGGACACGCTCATTCGCCAGGCCAAACGCAGCCTGTGCCGGATGCTCCGCCGCGATGTGCTGCGCAACCTGGTGCGCTATAACTTCGGCGACGCGCTCGCGCCGCTCACCCCCAAAGTCAGTTTGGGCGAGACCGAGGCGCAGGACATCGCCAAGCTGATGGCCGCGATCGCGCAGCTTGAGAGCAGCGGCTTCCTGGACATTAGTCAGCGCCCCGGCGTCGATCGGCTGCTGAATTTGCCGCCGCGCCTGGCCAATGTGGAGCGACCGCCCGCGCCGAACGCGCCGCCTCAGCCACCGCCCGATGATCAGCAGCAGAACGGCGGTGCGGCATGAGCGAGCAAAACAGCCTCTATGACCTGGCCTTGACCGTGCCCTGGCTGATCACGCCCGCCGCGCTCGAAGCGATGCTCTCCATTGCCGCGCGCGAGCCGCTGCCGACTGACGAGCTCGCCCACCGCCTGCACGGCCCCAAGGCGCTCGCTCTACGCGATGGTACGCGGCGCGACGACAGTGAGCGGATGACCGTGCGTGATGGGGTAGCGCTCATTCCGATCGACGGCCCGATCTACCGCTACGCCGACGCCTTTACGGCGGTCAGCGGCGGGGTGACGACCGACGCGCTGGCCAGGGACTTCCAGAAGGCGCTTGACGATCCGGCTATTGCCGCGATCTTGTTCGTGCTCGACTCGCCTGGCGGGGAAGCGACCGGGATCAACGAACTGGCTGATATGATCTACGCCGCGCGTGGTCAGAAGCCAATGGCGGCCTATATCGAGGGGTATGGGGCGTCGGCGGCCTATTGGATTGCCAGTGCGACGGATGAAATCGTGGTCGATGACCAGGCGCTCGTCGGCAGTATCGGTGTGGTGATGGGCGTGCCCGATCCGGCCAAGCGGATCAGCCGCACGATCGACTTTGTGTCGTCGCAGTCGCCCAAGAAGCGCGCCGATCCGACGACCGAGAGTGGGAAGGGCTATATCCAGGGTCTGGTCGACGCAATGACCGATGTGTTCGTGACCAAGGTAGCGCGCAACCGCGGGGTCGACGAGTCGACGGTGCTTGCCGATTTTGGGCAGGGTGGGCTGCTTGTCGGCCAGGCGGCGGTCGACGCGGGCCTGGCCGACCATTTGGGTTCTGAGGAAGGCACGATCGCGGGCCTTGTGGCCCGTGCGAAGGATAGGCAATCGTCAACAATCGGCGTACGGGGATACGCCCAGGAGGGTTTTATGAGTGGTGATGGACGCAGTTTTTGGGCGCAGGTATTCGGTGGCGCGAAGGACGCGGGGATTGCGCCCCCACCGAGCGAACACGAGGAAGCGCCCCCAACCGAACAGCCCGCAGTCACCCCAACCGAGGCCGCTGAGATCGCGCAGTTGCGCACGGAGCTGGCCAAGGTCCGAGCCGAGCGTATCACCGCAGCGGCTGAACAGTTCGTGAAGGAGCAGATCGCGCTGGGCCATGCCTACGCCGCCGAACAGCAGGCTCTGACCGCGCTGTATGTCCAGGCGGCGACGGATGACGCGGCGAGCGCGACGGAGCCCAGCCGTGTGGCGCTGCTGAATGCGGCCATCAGCGCACGCCCGGCGCACCGCCTGTCGAGCAATCTGCTGCCGGGCACGCTCCCGGCCGGCGCGCTCGTTTTGCAGAACGACACGGGCGACGACGACGGGATCGAACAGGCGCGACAGAGCGCGGCGGAATACGGCAAGCGCGCCAACGGCAAGCGTGCCTCATAGCCGACAGGCCGATAGACGATACCAACGCAAGGAGTAGTTATGCCAAGCTATGGCAGGCAGGTCCTCAGCACCACCGGCATCCCGGTCATGGTGCTTGCTAACCTCGAGGATGCCGACTGGAAGCCGGGCGGCATCACGATCGACTGGAGTCTTATCACGGCGGTCAGCGCCGACACGACCCTGACCGACGGCACGGTCATCCCCAACGGCCAGAAGGGGATCGAGTACGGCACGATCCTCTGCGATGTGGGCATTGCCGAGACCGAGGTGCTGACCATCACGGCGACGAGTGGCACCTACAGCATCAGCGGCAACGGCAACACATCAGTGCCCGTGGCCTACAACGCATCCTCGGCGACGGTGCAGGCGGCGATCCGCTCGCTCGGCGGCGTCTACGCGGGTGTCACGGTCACTGGCGCCGCGGGCGGCCCGTACACGATCACCTTCGAGCGCGGCACGGGCAACGTCACGAACCTGACGACCACCGTGATTGACCTGGCCGGCGGCGCCGCAACGGCGGTCGTCACCACCGGCACGGCCGGGAGCGGCACGGGCCTGTACGGCCCCTACGACAGCGCTGCCACCGATGGCCGGCAGACCCTCAGCCGCGGGCACTGCTTCATTCTGAACGAGACGGTGCTTCAGACCGGCGCGGCGGGTCTTGTCGGTGTGGCCAGTGACAACCCGGCGGTGTTCGCGGGCGGCCTGGTCTGGAAGGCGCGCCTCAAGATCGGTGGGGTCAATCCCGCCTACCTTGGCACGGGCAGCCAGCCCACCGTCGCCGCCTTCGAGACGGCCTTTCCCGATATTCAGTACGCGATCTAGCGCCTACCCGTAATCGTAGGCAGCAGCTAAGGAGATAGTCCTATGCCAGCAGCATGGCAGTTGCTTCAGGCGGCACGACTCACCGCGATCATCCAATCGCTTCAGGATGTCCGGCAACTGCCGCAATCTCTGCGCTTCCTCGGTCGCACGGCGATCGTGCCAGCCGCAGATAGCGAGATCATGGCCCGCTTCACGGGCTTCGTCACGATTGCCGACCTGGTCGCCGACGACCAGCAGGCGGTGACGTACCAGAACACCAAACTCAGCTACGAGACGACCAACATCCCGAACATCAAGCACGGCGCGGCGATCACGCAGGCGATGCTGAACCAGTTGCAGAGTCTCATGGAGAATGGCGGCATGCCGCGCGATATGGGCCTGTTCTCGAACTACGAGAACCGTACCATCGACGGGCTGCTGCTGGGCGTGCGCCAGCGCATGGAGGCCCTGCTCGTCGCGATGGCCTGCGACGGGCTGACCTATGACCGGCTGGGCATCAAGATGACCAATGTGACCTGGGGCATGCCCGCCGATCTCAAGGTCACCCCCTCGGTGACTTGGGATACCGCAGCGACGGCGACCCCGGTGAACGACATTTGGGCCGTGCGCCGCACGGGGCGGGTGCGTTATGGCCAGGACTTTGACCGGATGAGCCTGAGCACCCAGGCGTTCATGTACATGATCGCGACGACCGAATTTCAGGCGAAAGCGCGCACGCTGCTGGCGCCGAACGTCTCGTACACCAACCTCACCCTGGCTGACCTGGACGCGCAGCGCACGCTCGCGCAGAACGTGATGGGATTGCGCGAGATCGAACTCTACGACGCGCGGTATTGGACACAGAACCCGGATGGCGCGCTCGTCAGCACCCCGTTTCTGCCGATCACCAAGGTGGTGCTTTCCAACAGCGCCGACGACAACGACCCCACCGCAACCGACTTTGCGAACGGGATCACGACGGAGAGTATCGTCAGCGGGTTGGCGCCCTCCGAGATGGTCGGCGGCGTCGGTGGACCGACGCGCGGCCCGATCTCGTACGCGACAGTGCCTGCCGATCTCAATCCGCCCAACATCGTCTATTGGGCGGTCGCTCGCGGATTCCCGCGCAAGCACCGGCTGCAAAGCACCGCCGTCCTCACAGTCGGCACCTTCACCGATACGATCGCGGTCGGACCGCCGTTCTAGGCTGACCGTGTAGCAGCGCCGGGCGGCCTCCTCTCGCCGCCCGGCCAGCAGGAAGGAAGCGATATGGGCACACTCACACGTGCGGAGATGGAAGAAGCGATCAAGGCCGGCGGCTCCGTGCTGCATAAGGGCGCGATCTACCACCAACTCGGGCAACTGCCGAGCGAGGCGGAGTTAGCCGAGGGTGATCCTGAGCAGGAAGCGGTGGTTGCATCCGCGCTTGACGCGCAGATTACAGCGCTTCAGCGCCAGCGCGACAGGTTGCATCTCTCGCGCCAGTCGCCGACGATTGGGCCGGCGCAAGTGCCTGAGAAGCTGGTTGCCGCCGACGATACATCTGGCACAAAGTCGGCAAAGGCGAACAAGTAGATGGCCGACTACGGCAGCGTCGGTGGCGTCTCGGCCTACGTCCGGCACATGACACTGGACACGGCGAACAACCCGACGACGGCGCAGGTTGAGACGTGGCTTGTGGCGCGCTCGGCACAACTCACATCCTGGCTGGCCGAGGCGGGCTACACGGTGCCGGTCATCGTTGCCGCTGCCAGGGCGGTGCTTGACCGCTACGCCAATGTCGGCGCGGCCTGCGATGCGGAGCTGGCGCAGCGTACGGGCGGTTATGGGCAGGCGGGCAAGCTGGAGCAGAACCGGCGCGAGAGTAAGTTCTGTCAGGAGTTCATGCAGGCTGAGGCCTGGATTATGGGCGGCGCGCTGCTGGCCTTGGGTGTACCGCAGACGGTGCGCAGCGAGGTGGCGGCGGTAGGTGCGCTCACCACCACGGCGCCGGTCTCACCACCGAGCAATGTGCTTGCCGACGCGAATGACCGCGGCTATCGCGGGGATGTCTACCGCAGGCGGCTGAGGCGACTGCCATGACCGAGATCAGCACAACCACCACTGGTGTTGAGCAGGTGGCACAGCACCTGGCGAAACTTCCCCAGGCCGCGGCGCAGGCCCAGCATACCGTTGTGAAGGCCCTAGGTGACCGCTACGTGCTTGCGCTGAAGGAGGCGACCCCGCAAGGCCATGGCGAGCAGCCGGGGCGTCTCAGGGCGGTCTATGAGACGGAGGAGGCCTATTCTGCTGAGGGCGCGCACTACCGGATCGTCAATCGCGCGCCGCATCTGCGCTATGTGATCGAAGGGCGTGGGGCGGTGCATGCCATCAGCGCCCGCGCGCTCCGCTTCGTGATCGATGGACAGGTGTTCTTTCGGAAGAGTGTAGGCCCCGCCGCGCCGAACGACTTCCCCGCTCGTGTCGCCGCGCAGATGCAGGGCGAAATCGCGGCGGCGAAGGCGCAGTTGCCGGGGCTGATTGTGCGGATGTACGGGGGTGGTTCGTGAGCACGTATCCGATCGCGGAATCAGCCCTGCTGACCCTCATCCGCGCCTACAGCGGCGGCACGGTTTTCGACGAGGCGAACAGCAGCGTCGATAACTGGCTCGTTTTGGACGCCAACGGGACCGAGGTTGCGGCCGTCCTGGAGATGGCCGGTCCGACGACCGAGGCCGTTATCGACGGCGATTCGTATGGCGTCTACGGCGAGTACCAGGAGACGCACACGATCGGGCTGTGGCTGTGTCAGAAGCGCGGCACTGGCGACGGCGGCGACGGTGCGGTCAAGGCGGTCCTGAAAGCGCTCACTGAGGGCATGAAGGACCATCTCCGGCCCTACCGTAGGCTGGACAGCGCCCCCAGCGTGCGCTCCATGCGGCTCATGCGCACGACAGAGCCGGCCTATATCAGCCCGACCGACAAGGTAGAGGATGCCACGCACGTCGCACAGCAGATCGTGGTGCAAGTGCTGTGCGAAAGTGATGCGCCCGAGGGAGAGATAGATGGGTAGGACACCGCCACCACTCACCCCTGAGCAGCAGGCAGAGGTCGCCCGCCTGGTTGCCCTGCGTGCGGGCACGCCCGCTGCGTTGCGGGCCTGGGCGGAGCGCTACAACATCCCGCTCATCCACCCGGAAGACGACGATCTGCTGCTGATCAGCATTCACGAGGCACGCGCGGCTGAGGTGGCGCTGCCCGAACATCTGCGGGCCGCAAGCCGGCGCTGGCTGAGGGAGAACCGGGCGCGGATTGTTGCCGAGCGAGAGGCGCAGTCGTGAAGGTCATGGTCGTCCATCCCGGCCACAGCCACTCGACGAGTGACGTGTACGACGGCCTCTGTGCGGGCCTTCGTCTGATCGGCGTGGAGGTCTTGCCGTTTCGGTGGGACCGACCGCTCCGTATGCAGGGTCATTTGCTCATGGGCGCGGTTGAAGCCGGCTACATTCCCGAGCAAGAGATTGAGTACTACCGCTCGGCGGGCGCGTGGTTGGCGGCCGCCGATGCGATCGGCGTGGCGTTAGATAACGCGGTGGACGCCGTGATTGTCGTCAACGGCATCCTGTTTCCGCCCTCGCGCGCCAGCCTCATGTGCAAGCTCGGCATCCCCGTCGCCTGTTTCGGCACCGAGGCGCCGTACTTTCTTCCGTTGGAGACAGACATCCGGCCATCGTACACCCATTGGTTCACGAACGAGCGACGGTGCGTGGAGGCGTTTGGGAAGAACAGCTTCTATCTGTCGCACGCCTATAACCCGGAACTGCATGTGCCCGGCCCGGAAGATCCCGACAAGGCCGCCGATGTCGTGTTCGTCGGCGGGGGCTTTCCCGAGCGGAAGCAGGTGCTTGCCGGCGTCGATTGGTCGGGCATCTCGCTCGCCACACGCGGCACACTGTGGCACCTCGACTTGGACGCCGAGCGCGGCGCGTCTGACTTGGGGCGCTCGGCGCGATATAGCGAGGGGGTCGTGTCGAACACGGAAACCGCCGCATGGCATCGCTCATCGACGGTTGCGCTCAACTTGCACCGCCGCATGATGCAAGTCGAGAGCGGCAACGAGATCCCGGCCGGCGCCGCAGAGAGCCTCGGGCCGCGCGCCTATGAGATCCCTGCCGTTGGCGGCTTCATGCTCTGCGACGATGAGCGGCCTGAACTGTTCGACGTGTACGGCGAGAGTGCGGCAACCTTCCGGGCCTGGGACAGTGCCGATCTTGATTATCAGATCCACTACTGGCTGAGACACCCGGATGCACGTGAGCGGATACGGCAGGCGCAGGCTGAGGCCGTCGCGCCGCATCATTGGGGCAATCGTGCGAAATATGTCATGGAGGTGCTGCTATGACTATCGCCCCATTTCCCGTTGATTCTACGAAGACACTGCACTGCCAGGAATGCCGCCGCGTTGGGGGTGGCGATGAGCGCGCGTGGTACTACCGCGAACATGCCGGCTGTTCATTTTGCGGTGGCTTGGACTGCGGCGACTCGTACGACCTTGAGTGCCTGTGCCTCCATCATCCACTCGCAGACGAGTGGGATTTGACCGACCCCGCGATACAGCCCTGCTTTGTTCTCGAAACCCTTTTCGCATAGGAGACACCGCACATGACAAAGAAAAACACCCGCAACGCCCGCTACTTACTGAGCAGCACGCTCGGTGGGCCGTACACGGCCGTCAACTTGACGCATGGCCTCAAGCTTGGGTTACAGACAGACTGGGCCGAAGCGACCGTGCATGGGGCGACCTACAAGGAGTATATCGGTGGGCTGAAGGACTTCAGCTTGACCGTGCTGGCCTACTACGACACGATCGCAACAACGTTGGAGGTCATGGCCGCGAACGGCATCAGCGAGTTCTTCCTGCTCTACCATGACTTTGCTGACCCGCTGAACTACTGGCGCGGTCAGTGTTTCCTGGGGTTCAATGAGCAGAACCTGGACCTCGGGAACACGGTTGAGGACAGTTTTAGCGCGCGGATCGCCAACAGCGACATCCAACTCGTGCGCGCGGGCGCGGTAGTCTAATGGCCTACCTCAGCAAGCTCGACATCCGCGCCCGCGCGGTGCTGGCCGAGCGCGACGAGGAATCCGTCGCGCTCGGTGGCACCTTGCGGCTACGCGAACTGACCCGCGCGGCCTGGCGCGAGGCGAACGACTACGCAGACACCGGCGAGAAGACCGCAGAGGGCGTGTCGATCATCCTCGTCGAGAAGTGGCATGTGGCGCGCTTCGTCGCTGGGGTGATCGACCCGGCGACGGGCGCGCCGATGTTCACACACGAAGAGGTATTCGGCTGGCCCAACCGCGATGACCTCTGGACTGAGATCGTGCGCATCGCGTCAGCGATCGACGAATTGTCGGAGGTAGGGCCTTCCTTTCGTGAAGGCGGCAGTTCTCCGGCTGACGAAGGATGAGGGGAAGAATGAGCTTGACGGGAGCGAGGTCAACGCCGTTCGGCGTCGCGCGCTGGAATTGCTCACCCGAAGCGAAGACGACCTGACCGACGCCGAACTGTTCGCCTCGCAGACCGACGACTATTGGTACATTGATTTATGTATTTCAGAACTCCATCGGCTACCGTCCGAAGTTGACCCGCTCATCGGCTGCCGGGAGTACACCCAATTGCAGGCGTACTATCTGGTCAGGCGGGCGATCGACGATATGCAGCGCCTGTTCCGAGAAGGAGGATAGATGCATCCGCAAGCGCACCAATTCGTCAGGCGCGCCCTGGCTGACCTCGCCGTCGCCGGGGCGCATATTGTGGAGCTGGGATCGTACGACGTGAATGGCACAGAGCAGGGCCTCTCCGTCCGTGAGTTGTGCGCCTCTTCTGCCAGCTACACCGGCGTGGATATGCGCAAAGGGCCGGGGGTAGACCTCGTGAAGCAGGCGCAGGACTTGAATGCCGACGACCTCGCACACCCCGCCGATATCGTGATCTGCATGGAGACGCTCGAGCACGACAACGACCCGGCCAGCATCATCGACGCGGCCTTCCGTGTCCTCAAGCCAGGCGGTGTACTCATCTTGACCGCAGCGGGTGAGGGCCGGCAACCACACGGCGTGGATGGTGGGGGTGTGGGCGACGAGTGGTATCAGAACATCGGGCGGGCCGATCTCAAGGCGTGGCTTGCCGATTGGATGGATGTGCGTATCCATGAGGACCACGCCGCGCACGATATTTATGCCACGGCGGTCAAGCCGAAGAAGGTGGATAAGAAGGCGGATTAGTCGCGGTACTGCGCGCGCAAATCGCGCACCTGCTCAAGGGTGAGGACGCAATGTGCCACCGCCTCACGGTAGCGCCGGATGCTCCGGCGCCAACGCAACCGCCAGTAGATACGTGGCTGGCGCTCGTTGCGGCGGACTCGTCGCATATCAGGACCTTTCGGGGTGTTGCGACTGCCGGATCTGAAACGCGCGGCGTTCGGCGGCACGCTGAAACTGCGCTACGAACAGACTGGAGGGCGGTCGGACGGAGGCCAGCGCCTGCATAGCCCGTGCGGCGCTATCTATCGCCTGAAAGAGGCGTGCGTTGGCGAGGATAAGGCGCCTCAGCGCCTCCATTTGCTCTTCTGTCATCTCATCGTCCGTATGATGGGTGTGTCGTTTCATAGTAGATCCTTGATTGTGAAAATGTCCAATATCTGAGAAAAGCCAAGGCAGTAAATGTCCCGGTAGGGATTATCGGATGCAGCGTCCCATTCGCGTATTTCTTGTGTATGTGTGTCACAACATGGATTTTGCACACGAATGGTCAATCCGTCTGCTTCCATGATGCCCTCAACGACATGGGTAGCGGTGTCGGCGCAGTAGATGCACCTCAACTGAAAGAGACGCGGGTTGCTCTCATATTTGTCCATGAGTGCCCGCAGACGCTGAAGTAATGCACGCCGATGCGCAATGTCCATCTCATCGTCCATGCCACTAGTATAGCACAACATGCCTGACACGATCGACAACAGAACCATGAGCGAGAAGACCTTTTGGCTGATTGTTCGACGTGCGCTGCTTATGGTTGTGCGGGCGATCGAGGCGCGCTACGGTAAGGACGGCGACTCGCAGTAGGTCCATCCTCTATAACTTTTGCGTGTAGGGTTTCTTCCTTTGGCGCGCAAGATACGATGTATGGTTTTATAATCAAGATCATATTCATGGCAAAAGGCCCGCAGATTGTTCGTTGTGTGTGTCGTGCCATCGGGAGCACGAAGAACGTAGCGCCCATAGACTCGGCCTTCTGATGCAGCCTTCCGTTTGACGAGAACTGCGGCTCGTTTGGCGGGGTCAGCCCACATCGCTTTTGCCGCCGCACTGGTTTTTGCGCGTGACTCCCTGGTTTCTCGCACTGCTCTGATCGCCGCTTTCATCTTCAGTTTTGTCTCTTCTGAGTGTTTCTGTCCGAGTTTATGTTGCTGCCCTTTATGGGCAAGGCTCATCCTTCGCCTGGTTTCCTCGCTATGCTTTCGTCCAACCGAGTATTTATTGCCGCGATGTCTTTCACTGATTTTTCGTCGTCCTTCTGGGGTGATAGGTGGCGGCGAGTCACCGCCGTCTGTCCGATTGCAGAGATTTTCGCGCCCATAAAGCATGACCATCTCATGCTCGTAATCAAGCGCTTCCCGCTCATCATCAGTAGTAAAAAGGATGTAGCGCCGGACTTCTTTGCCTTGTTTCCATATCTTGCGAATGATATTGCACTTGTGGCATTTGTGCCCTCTGTGTGCGTACCGTTCATGATCATAGACACGCGGCCCTTGTCCCTTGCCAACATAAAACACCCGATCATCGGGGCGGGCCAAAGCGTAGACATAGAACCGGGGGTGTGGTAGAGTAGACATGCGAACCTCCTCTGTAGGTTTGCCGCGCCGGGGATGTGACCAGCATCGCCCGGCACCCCGCTTGTTTGTGCTCATATTATACCACAGTTGCTTGACCTATATGCTATAATACCAGCAGAACAGACCACCGCCAACGCGCCCGTTTGTTCACCTCAGAGCCGCCGCAGACGTGCGCCCGCTCTCCTGTTTAGGAGTAGCGGGCGCCTTTATGTCCCAAGATCAAATTGACATCAGGATCTCATCTTCGTTCGCCTCCGGCGGTGTGCAGCAGGCCACCGCCGCCT